GTTAGCGTTCCTTTTAGAGGGGAAAGAGTCCTCATACAAAGCCTTGAAGTTTCTTCCGCCCTTATCCAAAGCGTTAGAGGTGGAACCCATCATACACTTCCCGATAACTTTACTACCCAGACGTAGGCACGTCTTAGTTACGCGCCAGTTATTTAGGATGTTATCTGGCTTTTGCCATTTACCTGATTCGTCATGAAGCAGAAGCTGTAGCTTCTCTCCGTCATAGCTATTGTCCCCAGTATTCTTCCAGTCTATCGTCGTATCCAACCCTTCCAGCTCCTCGTCTGCCAGGTGGTACATGTTCTTCTTTGTAATCTTCGAAGCAGGAACACGATAAGCCATCTCTGTTTTAGGTTTATCCATTCCATCCTGTATCGGACGAAAGAAAAACGGATAGTTGTTAGAAATTGGAACAACCTTATCTGTGAACATTTTTTTTGCATCAGAACCTGTCTTTGAAAGGATACCTATACGGGCATCTTTAGTTATAGTAGCTTGATTGACCCCCTCACAAGAGCTCATAAAAGAGAACCCTGAACGACGAATCTTTAGGTAGCACATACCAAAGCTTCTCTTATCCGCTTTGCACGCCTCCCAAAATATATAGAAGACCCTATTCGCTTCGCGGAAGTCTGGGTGACCTACGTCTATCTTCGTCCACTGGAGATACATATAGTGTGTCCCCGTTATATAAGTCGGTAGCCCGTTATTTAGAAACCAGAACCCTTCCTCCCTCCTATCGAACTCCGCCTCTACATAGTCTACCCACTTCGCTTTAAATGTATCGTGCGTTTCGTGCCACTGGAAGATAGACTTTATCCTGCTCAACTCTTTGCTATACTCCATAGCTTCCCAGTATTGCTCCTCCTTCTTCTTAGAGCGAGAGTAGCTGAGCTTAGGGGCTTTAGGTAGAGCCACTAAAAGCCCGTTAATGGCATACACCTCCCCAATCTGACCGCTCTTAGAGATTACTACGAGATCATACTTTGGATCGTAACCGTATACCCAAGAGCGAGCCTTATTCTTATTAGATATTACATGCTTAGGGATAGCATCATGTATTACCCGGAATAGTTTATTTAGATCTTGACTCTGCAAATCCTTTCGGGGTGTTATTTTTTACCTCTATAGACCCCCCTTCTAAGAGAACCCTCTCCTCCTCAATTTTTTTAAGTATCTCAAAAGCATCCATGATGCATAGCTTCTTCGTGGCAGCAGCATTCTTTAGCCTGTCTGGGGCTAAAGCATCTTCAGGGTCGAACTTTATAATATCCTCCTTAGCCACCTTTACCAGCTGCATCACAGCCTGTTCTCCAGCCGCTATTATATCTAACTTAATTTGTTTACTGTCCATCGTCTTTAGCCCTTTCCTGCAGTGTAGCCAAAGCCTCTTCGTATCCTGGCATAAGCTTCAATAGCTCTAACGTCCCTATAGCTAACTCCCGAGTTTTTTTCTCCTCCAGGATTAACTTCTTTAAATTCTCAGTTACGTCTTCGCTCCTACTTTTTAGTAGAGATATATTTTTCTGTACTCCCATAATTATAGTGTCATCATTATATTATTTGTAAACATACGGTATAGTTTCTCCCCTTCGATGTAAAAAGGGTACTCACTCTCAGGCTCGAAAGCCACCTCATCGCCCTCGTGAACGCCTAAAGACTCCAGCTCTGCGTTCCCATGCCTTAATATCCCCACCAAAGGTTCTTCCCCGCGCTTATATATAACGGACTCTCGAGCTTCTATAGGTTCTATAAAACAATACTTATCGTGGGCGTTCCATTGTGTACCGTTATGGTACATAAAAAACTGATCCATATCCACGAAGAACATATCGTCCTTAAAGAAACTCTTCCCACTCTTCTCCCTGCCCCGCATATCGTTATAATATTTAAAGACGTTATGGTGCACAAGGAGCCTGTCCCCCGTTTTTATGGGGCCAGTATATTTTAGTGGAACCTCCACTACGGTAGCGAAACGATTGGAAGCGGTGTGGTCTTCTTTAGACACACTGGTGATAAAGTCTATCCCCCCTATCTCTTTAATATTATCGTACCTCCTTTCGTTATATGCCTTTACTATAAAGCTAAAAGGAGATTGCATTAAAAATTGATATTAAATTCTAAAGAAATGGGTAGAGTTTTTCTAAACTCTTTCCACAAATATACCTCTTCCTCTTTCTGTATCCAAATTTTATACCCATCTTCGTGGTCTTGGATAAGATGTATCCTATGGCTTCCGCTTAAAACGTCTTGCCCGACTATGTAATGCATCGCGCCAGACTTATAGTCTGCGCCGATTGAGATTTTCCTAATGTCCATTTCATTTGATTTTAATTTTTATGCTACCCCCTCCCACCTTATAGAAGTGTTGAGCTGAAAATCTCCAGCCGTAATACTCCCGTCAGGTTGTGCCGTTATAAAGAAAGCTTCTCCTGGATCGAGGGTTTGAAGGGCGGTAGAGGTCCATGTAATAGCTCCGCAATATAATGTATCTGCAGCTGGAGATGTAAACGAAATAGTCCCCGCCAGAGTATAGGTCCCCGAGGTACACCGAGAGGTTTTCCAAAGCTGAACCACCCATGTATGGGCGGCCGCCGCTGTGTCAGCGATAAATTGGAAGTCCATATCACATACTTTCATCTTAGGATACGCAGAGCCACACAGGTCGCCCGTAGGGTTGGAAAGGAAACATCCCGCCACATGCTGGAGGTCTGTCATAGTAGCGGCCATAGTAGCGGGGTCTGAAGCCCCTAAGTCTGTGGTAAAGACTGTCCTATCTCCTGATGAGGGAGTGTTATTAGAAGCTAATGTGTAATAATTACTCGCCACGAACGCCGTCTTAGCGGCACAGAGCAGGTAGCTCATAAACCCTGATGGAGCTGATCCCCCAGCTGGTACGACCCACGCTCCATCCCCACGAAGGAAGGTACTGTTTGTTCCTCCATCTGGGACACACCCGATATAAGATCCTCCGTTATAAATATTCTGTGTAACTAAAACCGCTCCCGAAGTGGGGGTAATGGTTATAGGAATTTGTGGGGAAGCGGCGTCTACTGGGGTTGTGGTCGTAACACTCGAGACCCCCACTGCAGAGACATCTTGCCACTGCACTCCTGTTACAGTAGAAGTTAATACTTGATCCGTGCTTCCCGTATTCGCACCGTCCCAAAGGGATCCCGATAAAGCAATACCTGCGGTATTAATTGCCGTTCCGCTATCAAGAAAAGAATTAGTCCCGTGCCATACATTTGGAGCATAAGAGGTTATAGGAGCACTCACAGAGAATGTTGAGGCAGCTCCAGAAAAAGATACACCTACTCCCGTAGCGGTATTCCCCGAAGTAAGAACCTCCTGTAGTGTTGGTATAGAAGCTACGGGGATACCCGTAGACCACTCTACTCCCGTGCCTGCAGCATTTACTGTAAGAACTTGTCCTATAGTCCCTGTGTTATTAGCGTAATCACTTATAGTAGCTTCGGCTCCGAAGTTTAAAACAGAAGCAGCTCCCTGTAAAATAATTTCAGACGATGTAGTTATAGCACTTCCTGCGCCTAAAATAAGCGTAGTCCCATTTGTAATAAGCAACTGTTGGGATGCGCCAGACATAATAATATTTCCTGTAGTGGAGATATTTCCGCCGGTCATCACGATGTTATTCGTAGTAGTATTACCCGCTGTCAATACAGAATCAAGATCCTGAGCTGCTGTTGAGTTGATCCACTGGATACCTGTCGCGGTAGAGCTTAATAGCTGTCCCGATGTTCCTGGAGAAGATGCCGCTGTAATAGTAGTAGGAGCTATATCACCTATAACAGTTAAGTCCCCTGTAAGGGACATAGGACTGACAGCAGTATAGCCTGTACTTAAAACAGACTGTAGACCTTGAAGGCCACCCGCCGCCGTAAGAGCCTCTATACTAAAAGATACCGTCCTATTATCGTCGCTTGTATCTGTTCCGATAATAAAGTCATCCGCGTTAGGTGTGACTAAAGGGTATACGGTAGTGTTTTCAATCTTCGCCATCTTTTATTTCTCCAGTTTCTAAATTTATAATAGCGTCCTTTCCATATGCCTCCATTAAAGCTTGTTCTGCCGCAGAGAACTCCGCCTTTAATTCTTGAACGCG